CGTGTTTTTTTTTTTTTTTTTTTTTGAAACGGGAGAAGTCCTTAAACTTCCCCACCTTTACATAAAATAATCTTACAAAGGGCGCGTTCACTCAAAAATCGGCTTGTCCCACAAACCAACAAAATTGTAGAAAACACCGCCCGGCTGCCAATCTCCGGACCCCTCCCGAATTTCTTTCCCATCCGGCTCGTCGTCCTCTCTCTTTTTTTTTTTTTTTTTTTTTTTGATGAAACGCGAGAAGTCCTTAGACTTCCCAACCTATACATAACATAATCGTACAAAGGGCGCGTTCACTCAAACATCGGCTTGTCCCAGCAAGCAACAAAATTGCAGAAAGCAGCGTCAAGCTGCAAGTCTGCGTACTCTTCCGGAATCTCTTTCCCAGAAGGGTCAATTGAATACTCCACGTAGTGATGGCGGGCATTGAACCCCGCACCAGTAGCCTCAGCTGACAAATAAGGCCAATTGGTCACGCCTTCCCAGTAGGGGAGATTTCCTTCATGATCCAGTGCCGTCGGACACCCGACGAACTGAGCCATGTTGATCTCGACCCCATTGAAAATAACTTTCTGAGCCGCCGAAGACCGAGTCTTCGAAGAGCCAGAAAGGACGCGAGCAGGAGTCTCCGGCGTGGGCAGTTTTCGAGCTGTCAACTCCGGAGTCACCGGCACCTCTTCAACTAAACCCCCCGACACAAGGTCGGGGACGTCTAGTTTAAAGAAACCACCTCGTTCATCGGACCACCGAAACGAACGTAGAAGTGCACAACGACAACTCCAGAACCCCCTCCACAGAAGAGACAGAACTTCGCCGGAGTGGTGGAGCTAGGTGCAGGCCAAGCCTGCCCATTCATACCGTCGCCGAACTCGAAAGACTTGGTCATCTCCGACCCGAGATTCATGGCATTGCCCATGAGAATGGCATGCTGCTTGTAACCCAGCACGGTCTCCTTCACGGGACAAGCGGCGTCGAAAACCATCGCGGCACGGACCCAAGCGTTCGCGTCAAAAGCGGTGAAAGAAAGATCGACCCGCTCAACTGTGCAGGCCGGAAACTTTGAAGAATAAGTAGAGAGACAGGGCCACTTGCCCAAAGTGTGAGTCCAGCTCTTGTTGGTGCCATCCATCTCGTAAACACAACCAAGATGGTGAAGTTCACCGGAAACGGAAACCTGAGTGACAGCCGAGGACCCGAGGGTCCCGATTGTCGCGGAAACCGCCGGAGCGGCGGGAGTAGCGAGAGCGTTGGTAACGTTGGCGTTCGACATGGGTAACGACAGTGATTGGTTTACAAGAGAATGCGGCCTACAGATCCGAGCCGAAAAGGAAAGCAGACCTGGTCTCGAACTCGACCCGAGAAAGACTGGCATCCTCATTTCCAGCGCCTGGCAGATCAGGAAGAACGGTCTCAACAAAACGGATGAGAGTCGAAGCAGGCGCCTCCAAGCCTCGATCCGCCCTCAAGGACTCCCTTTGCTTGGCAGACCAAGTGAGCTGTTTCGAACTCCACTTCCGGATGCTGAACATCACATCGTTCAGACACGCGGCACATTCGAGCTCAAACTCAGGAAGGACATCGTACAGGACGTCCCTCTGCTTGTAGATCGTGAGCCAGTCCAGGAAGTAGCCGGCCCAAACGTCCGGAAGCTTTCCAAGCTCCTTCGCAATGAGCAGCTTCCTGAGCAAGACCTCCGGATCCTTCATGATGCCAAACTTGCCAACGCGGTAACCTTGGAATGTCGGGTACTGGGTCTTGATCTCCTTCTCGACCATCTTCGAGTAGGGAGCCCACAGTCTCCAAGTTGGCTTCGTAGGCCATTCCTGAGTGTGGACTTCATCATCGCCTCCGTACCCCTGCGGAGCTGACCTGGGCACTTCGCTCTTGGTGTGACGCCGAGCAATCGTGTGCAGGGTGTTGAAAAGCCAGGTGAAAATCTCACCAGAATCCCGCGCTATCGCAAGCACCAACTTGCCCATGGTGGTATTCAACTTGCTCTGCTCGTAGAAATGAACCAAGTCCGCGGGGACGCCGAAGAACTTCATGAACTCCAGCTCCATCGCAAGGGGATTTTCATCCTGGGCGGCATCGAAGCCCGTCATGTCGGACTCGAACCCTCCAAGAGTGGTCGGCCAATTTTCCCTGAACCACGCGTCCATCTGCATGACAGATCGTTTCGCATGCAAGTAGATGTTCGACGGACAGTGCTCCATAACCATGTCAAGCAAGTAAACCCCGAGAGGGCCCAGCTTGAAGAGGTACCGGTCGTGGTGGACCAATATGGTCTGCAACGGCTTCGCCTTCTCAGGCACCTCCTTCTTGACCTTGATCTGGCTTTTCCCCAGACCCATGTTGGC